GTGTCCTACCCCATCGCGAAGCTCGCGAAGAGAAAGACGAGAAGCATGTGCATCCTTTGCAGCTTGACGTGATTGAGCGTGCTGTGACTATGTGGAGCAATGCCGGCGAGACGGTCTTGACACCCTGTATGGGGGTCGGCAGCGAGGTCTACGGCTCAGTGCTGCATGGGAGGAGCGCTATCGGCATCGAACTGAAGCCGAGTTACTATGCGCAGGCAGTCCTCAACGTCAAGGATGCGCTGGAGAAGGAGGCACTCGAACAATCGCCTCTATTTGCGGAGTCGATTCTGTCATGACCTATCTTGACATTTTTGTTGTCGCCTTTGTCGTCGCTCTTGTCCTCGCGATCATTTGGTCGCGAGGACAAGAGCATGAAGAAAACCAAGAAGAGGAAGGATCGTTCTATGAGTGAGAAAAATCTGGATCTGCAAGCTAAGCTCGCCGAAGCTGAGGAATCCCTTTCATCGGAGGCATGTTTCCGCGCGCATGAAATTCGCCTCGCACAGGAGCGCATCGAGATACTGAAGCGTGCGATTGACGCAGAAGCTCGTCTTGCCGAGATCACTTCGGAGCGCGATGAACTGCGAAAGGCGTTGCTCGAAATGGAGAGTGACGCATGATCTACAAAGGCTATCTCCGGTCCTCCACGGACGGCATCATCTGGTCGCCTTGGGAGTGCGTGTGCGAAGCAGATGATGTGTGGACATGCTGGCGTGAGCTAGTCAACATTCGAGGAGGCGTTCACTCCGAGAAGGTCGTCATGAAGGGAGGTCGTGAGCCGGGCAAGAATGTGGGCAAGAAGGGATACTGATGGACACATTCGCCAAATGGGTAGTTGTCGCTGCGGTGGTAGCGCTGGCCTTGGCCATCCTCATTTGGGGCGGCAGTGATGGGCCACGCGAAGGAGGGCCGCACTATGAGTGGATTGGCAGGCGAATTGTGGAGGCTGAAGCATGACCGAAGAGCGAGCAAGAGAGATAGTGGACTACCTTGTTGATGCCATGAGCTTTCCTCCAGGCGATACTAGCCGTAGATGGCTTGCCGTCCAGCTGGCCGATGCCCTCGAGAAATACCATCGCGAGGAACTCTTGCGTGGCCTGGATGAACCGCCCGTCCCCGATGATGCGCTGGACATCATCCGGCGATATGTGGGCGATGACGGGCCGACCCTGCGCGGGCATCACCACTCTCTTTTACGGCAATTGCATTGGCTGGAAAACCACGTCGGCATGCTCCTCAAGGAAACAGCGTGCCAGGAGTACTGGCAGCAAGGCTACAGAGCGGGTGTGGAAGCTGAGAAGCGGAGAAGCGGAGGGCACCTCGACCGTCGCCGTCCTCCACGCAAGAGAAAGTCAACATGAGAAGAATCGACGACCACATGATATGCGATATTCAACCGGGGCGCTACCGGCACTATAAAGGGGACCTCTATACGGTTCACGGTGTCGCCCAAGACTCCGAGACATTGGCTGAGTTTGTTGTTTACGAGAACGATAGCGGCAAACTGTGGATTCGGGCCAAGGCGAACTTCCTGGAAAATGTTCAAGTCGGCGATCTCGCCATGTCGAGGTTTGAACATCTTAACGAGACTTTTCAGCTTCGCATCAAGAATTGGCACCCAGCGCGTCTCAACCAATTTGTGGGGCGTCATTGGAGTGCCGCTCACAAACTCAAGAAGCTCGATCGGGAAATCGTCTCTCTCGCCGTTGGCCCAACCTGTAAGTATGCGCACTTTCACCACCGGCGAAGGGTGAGCTTGCGTATCGTCCTCAAGCCGGGGCAGAGAAAGTGTGATCCTGACGCCTATTGGAAATCCCTCTTGGACGCCCTCGTCGCCACGCATGTTCTTAGGGACGACAGTGACCGTTGGTGCGTTCTCGGCGAAGTGACATTCACGCGTGCCAAACAAGGGGGGTGGTGGGGAACAGTGGCCACAATTGAGGACATAGCGCCCGAATAATTGGCGATCGATTCGAGAGGTGTTGAGATGAGTGATCGCAATTGGGATTTTTTGGAACCAGATGACGCAAAGGACGAGTTGCTTGAACTCATCGAGGAGTTGGCCGAACTCCTCGATGGGCTGCTCGACGATTCGCCTTGCCAGTACGATCACCACGGTTATTGCCAATCGCATCGGCTTCATAAAAGCCCATGTCCTCATGAGCGTGGCAAGGCGTTACTCTCGCGACTTTCTCGGGGATAGTGATGACTCACCTATCAGTCATTAGCGATTCTGACTCGAAGGAGATAGATAATGGAAAGCCCACGATTAGGCGAATTGGTGACTGGCCATGCGACTACGATCGCGAGCAAACCCAAGAAGAGGAAGGGCCGTTCTATGAGTGAGGTCGAAATAGCTGTGCCACCTGACCAGAGGTGGTATGGTGCGGTTGTTTGCGTTCACTGTAGCAATGTGACGCTATTGGACGAACCCACAAGATACTCGGCCAGCTGCCCCAAGTGCGATAAGCGACATCATCTCGTGGTTGGAGGTCGACCACATGTCTGCGCGTGTGGGTGTCTATTAACCTTGAAGCTGACGATGGATTGTGAGAGTCTATCGGATCGTGAGGGATAAAATCAGAATATCATGACTGAACAATACCAAGCGCTGAAGGCGGCAATTACTCCTGGTCCTGTCGCGTGGCGACGACGATTGCTTCGGTGACCCTTCTATCCATAATTGAAGGTGTGATTGCCGATACCGCCGTCTAATTACACTACACAGGAGAGGGTGCGTGATGGGCATTCTTCAACGGCTTTTCGGTAGACCGACTGGCAACAAATCGCATGCGCCCCAAGCGATCCCGTGGAAGCCTGTTCGCTCTTCTTGGGTCCATTCGGTCGCTTGGGTTCCTCGCTCATCGCGATTAGTAGGAAGTGAATCACTCGGCACACTATACGTGCGGTACAAAGACAAAGGTGGGTCCGTCACGGTGACAGTCGCATACGCGCGACCTGTACCACTCACTTTCTATGCGTCTTTCTTGGCCGCGCGCAGCAAGGGCAAGTTTGTGCATGCCTTTCTTTATGATGCGGACTATGATACGGTATCGGTATGACTGCAACAAAATTGACCCCGGAAAAGCAAGAGGAGTATCTGGAAAAGCTCCGCCAAGGATGCACGTTCTCTAATGCTGCTGCTGTTGTTGGCGTGAGAAGACAGACGGTCTGGTCGTTGCGGAAAAAGAACAAGACGTTTGACGAGCGCGTCAAAGAGGCGCAACGGTCTTGCTGTGCGCAAGTCGAGAATGCCCTGTTCAAATCAGCCATCGAAGGCAATACAACAGCGCAACAAGTGTTTCTCTACAATCGTTGCCCGGAGAAATGGAAAGACAAGCGGGCCGTGGACATCTCTGCCACGGTCAAGAAGCAACAGTTCGAGACGGTGGAAATAGTAAAACCTGATGGAGTGGATGATGCCGTTCCTTGAGGAGATTGTAGATCAGAAGGGCAAGCCGAGATTGCGCATCAAGCCGCATCCGGGACAATGGAAGGCGGCGCACTCGACCAAGCGATGTATCCTCGTTCTTGCCGGCACACAATCTGGCAAGACTACGATTGGCCCTGTCTGGCTCAGACGTGAGATTGAGATGCGTGGCCCGGGGGACTACTTGGTAATTTCGCCCACCTATCCGTTGCTCTCGAAAAAGGTACTCCCGGAGTTTCTGAACTACTTCCAGACTCTTCAATCGTTTGGGATCTATCACGCTCAACAGAAGTTCTTCCTTTTATCCCCATCGGGCGAGAAGCAAATCTTTGGCAAACCGCAAAGCGAACCGACCAAGATTTTTTTTGCTCATGCACAAGATCCTGAATCTCTGGAGTCCGCCACAGCGAAGGCCGCATGGCTCGATGAAGCCGGTCAGAAGAAGTTCCGACTCGGTTCGTGGGAAGCCATCCAGAGACGCCTTGCGATTCATAAAGGCCGCGTCCTGATTACCACCACCCCCTACGACCTCGGATGGCTCAAGACGTGCCTGTTTGATGAGTGGGTGAAGGCTGGCAAGAAACATCCTGAGATTGACGTCATCAACTTCGACTCTCTCGCTAATCCTGCTTTTCCTCGTGATGAGTATGAACGGGCGCAACGCACTTTGCCACGGTGGAAGTTCGATATGTTCTACCGGGGTGTGTTTTCGCGCCCGGCTGGTCTGATCTACTCGTCCTTTGACGAGCAGCATCACGTTGTTCCGCGATTTGCTTTACCTAAGCATTGGCCACGGTATCTAGGCCTTGACTTCGGCGGCGTGAATACCGCCGGCGTGTTCCTTGCTCAAGAGCAGGACGCGCACCGTCAGGCCACAGGACGCTACTATGTGTATCGAACCTACCACGAGGGATCACGAAGCGCCAAAGCGCATGTTGAAGCGCTCCTGGCTAATGAACCTATGCGTCCGCATACCGTAGGAGGCGCAGGGTCAGAGGATCAATGGCGGGACGAGTTCTCCCTGGCTGGGCTGTCCGTCCAGGAACCAACGGTATCGGAAGTAGAGGTAGGCATCGGTCGCGTCTTCGCGGCGCATGCACAGCATCAACTCATTGTCTTTGACGACCTGGCCGAATACCTTGATGAGAAGAATAGCTATTCGCGGGAGATAGACGAGTCTGGTAACCCCACGGAAAAGATCGAGGCGAAAGAAACCTACCATATCATGGATGCGGAGAGGTATATTGTCTCATGGCTCTTCCGGCCTGCAACGGAACGAGACGATTGGAGCGTGCCTACTATCGACAACCGAAGCGAAATTGACAAAGCACCTCCTGGAGTCTTTTCCGTGACGGACGATCAGCCCTGGTATGGTAGCTCGCGTACTCCGCCGGAGCATATTGAATGGTAACTACCTTCAATGGACAAGCTGACCGTATCGCACCGTGGTTTACGCCCCGCCCAGGGCAACAACCTCCTGGTCGATCCAAAGGTGTATTGGCTTGGCTCAAGGAGAAGATGGGCGGATGGATCACCCCAAGACTCTCCAAGGGGACCGTGGCTGATGTCGATTTGCGCAGCGAATCGGTGCGCTCCGGGCCACCATCGGTTATACTGCCACTCTTTTTGCCTTACTTCGACTCGCATCAAACGATGGGCGAGACGGCGGAAATGCGCGTCGCCTATCGTCGAATGCTCGATAGCCCTCACGTCAAAGCTGCATTTCTCGGCAAGGTTCTTGCGGTCTGCGCCCTCGACCTAGAGGTTATCCCAGCAGACCGCAAGAACCCCCGTGATCAACGTATCGCTGAGTTTGTACGCTACAATCTCGAAGATTGCTTGCAAGGCGGCATCGACGGCGCACTGTGGAACATTCTCTCTGGCGCACTGATCGATGGCTATTCCGTCAATGAAAAGGTGTGGGCACTGGAAGAGAGGGGCGATTTCGCTGGCAAGTATGCTTTGCGCGCACTAAAGCCGAAGGACACGGGCAACGACATTGTTCTCCAGCTTGATGAGTTTCGCAACATCGTTGGGCTTATGGGCCTGCGTTATAACCCTGGCACAATCTTCCCGCCCTCGGAATTCGTTATCTACCAGCATCTCCCGCTGTGGGGGTTCCCTGGCGGCATGTCTGATTTTCGCGGCGTCTACTCGTCTTGGTGGATGCTCGATACGGTGCGGAAACTGCGAGCTAAGTTTCTGGAGTCGCGGACATACCCTGTTGCTGTGGGCACGTTCAAGGACGCCTCAGACCGCCCGTCTCTGGAAAGGGCGCTAGCGCAGCTACGGTCCAGCATGTGGCTGGCTATCCCTGATCGCGTCCAGGTGCAGGCTCTGGAGATCGCCGGAGGTGGTGACGAGGTTTTCGCTAGCGCGTGCAAGGACTTCCAGCACGAGATTTTCCTCGGATTGCAAGGTGCCATTCTTCAGCAGCTGGAGGGCGAGACAACCGATGGGCGGGGCAACAGCCAGGTTCATCGCTCAACGTCTGACCAGCTTAAGTGGCACCTCGCACGCAACATGCAATCCCTTCTCAACGATCGAGAGACGGGATTGATCAAGGACATCGTGGACATCAACTACGTTGTTGATCGCTACCCCAGAGCGAAGCTATCCGCTGTAGACATCAATGAGCAAGCGCGAGAACTTGAGATCGATAACAGGATGTGGTCGATGGGCGTGGAGTTGTCGAAGCAAGACATTTACGAGCGCTATAACCGCAAGCCTCCTGAAGATGATGACGACCGTCTGTTCAACGAAGGCGGGCAGAAACCTCCTCCCGGCGAACCGGGTGCCAATGGATCGGAACTGCCGTTTGCCGATGATGCAACGGTTTTCGATGGCGATGACTTTGAAGCGCCACCGTCCGACCAGGTGAGCTTGTTCACGCGCAAGGCGAAAATGTACGACGATCGACCATGGGACGAGAGTAAGGTTGAAAGGAACAAAGGCCGGTTCGCCAAGAAAGGGCAGGGCGGAGGGAAAGCCCCAGACCGAGAGTCTCAGCACCATTCTTCTTGGCTGGCGCTTGCAGCGCATCTTCCTAAGCATATTGCGAGCAAGGCCAAGCATTACGCGATCGGCAAGTATCATGCGCTTGAGGCGAAGTACGGTCGCAAATGGGCCATAGCGATCATGGGGGCCGGTATCGCCGGTCTGCCTCTTCCTGTTCCGGGCAGCAGTGTGATCACCGCCGCCCCTGTGATCGCTGCCGCATGGCTACACAAGAAACTGTCCTCTGTGCAAACGCATGATGAGGGATTCGACCCCTCTAAGCATCCTCATGCGCCTGCGGGATCGAGCAAGGGAGGGCAGTTTGTGAAGAAAGGCTCAGATGAGACAGACGGTGAAGCCACCACTTCAAAAAGGGAAGTGGACAAACCAATGGAGGGTGTAGCGCATAAGGGCCGAGTGGCCAAGCAAGAGCATGTCCATGCTGCCAAGATCGAGAACGAAATAGCCTCGCACGTTGGTGGCGAAACAAAATCTCTTGAGGACGGCAAGTATGCCCCCCGTGATGTTGAGGCACCAAAGAAGGGCAAAGCTGGAGGTAGTCACCAGATTGAGGTAAAGAGCATCCTCAAGGGAAAGAAGAATGGCGTGACTATGCATGACGATGCTCTTCTGCGCAAAGTGGACTTTATGGCTTCGCGTGGAGGCGACACCTACCACACAATCGCGATCGACGAACGCGACGTCTTTTCTAATGGTGACTTTGCCGATCGCTACTCCGGTCACAGGATCTACTACAAGCGGGGAGCGGGGAAGTACACGTTTGCGAACATGCACAAGGTTGAATCTCCCGAAGAGTTAAAGCGACTCCTGGAGATGCCCGATCATAAATTGCCGGAGCGAGCTAGAGGCGCGTTACCTTCTGATCCCGAGGAGATTGCGGCGCTGCGTAATCGTGCCGCAAAGGAGCATGAAGCGAGACTGAGAAAGGATCGCGCGCTCAAGGCTAAAAAGCGTGCGGCTAAGATAGCGGCAAAGCTGGAGGCAGCAAAATGAGTTACTCCATTCGATTTCATGGCGCATCTGATGGCGACGATGGTGTTTTTTCGCTGGCATCGCCTGCCGCTTGGGGCGCATTCGGTGAATGGGCGAAGTCATTGCCTGGTGAATATGTCGGCCTCAAGGAACTGACCACGAAAGGCGAGACGACAGACACGATTAGACTAGCAACCGAAGTAAAGATTGCGCTGCGCAAGTTCACCCCACAGCATGACGCAAGCAATGTTGCGGAGGCATTGCAAGAGGCCCTTGGGCCGGGGACCGAGGATGAGGTTGCCACCCTTGTAGGCGAAGATGAAGACGAAGAGGATGGCAACGAAGAAGACGGGGCCTCAACCGATGAGTACGATGAACACCCTGAAGAACATCTCAAACGATTGGGAAAAGAGTTCATCGACGATCTAACCCATGACTGGCCCGATCAGCATGACGACTACGCCGAGCAGCCTCGCGACGAAGAGGGCAAATGGACAAAGGCGGATCATGAAACGGTCCTCGAACACGTCAACGCGCACCCTGGCCGGGCGAACAATATCGTTCCCATTCATCATCTCGGTAAATCAACAGGCTTCGACAAGGAACGTCTGCACAAGGCCATCTACCATCTGCGTAAGCATGGTATTCTTGGCGCGACGGGAATCGAGGGCGGTCGCGGCACGGAGAAGGAACTCCATGATTGGGCTATCACAGAAGGCGACCGCAAGCTGGGCTATGTGCATGTGAAGGGTGGATCATGAGCGAATCACGTCTCAACGCGGTTCCAATCTTTGCTTGCGGCTCGCATCGTGGCAAGGTCTACACACGACGCGATCTCGATAACATGGCAGAGAATTTTGATCTCAACCGTAAGCGCCTCAAGGTGCCTGCTGTTCTTGGCCACGATGAAGAGCAGGTCATGCTCAAGGGAACTGGTCTACCCGCTGCCGCCTGGACGGATCGCGTCTATCGCAAGGGCAAGATCCTGTATGCTGACTTTGCCGATGTGCCGTCCAGCGTGATGCGTCTTCTGCGTGGGCGAGTCTATCGCAAGGTGTCTGCCGAGGTATATGATGATCCCCCTGATGGCGTCCAAGGCAAGGGGAAAACCCTCCGCCGCATTGCCTTCCTTGGAGGGGATATACCACAGCTGAAGACTCTGGACGATATTCCTATTCCCGAATCGCATTCCGAAAATGCATATTGCTATCGTACTAACATTCGCCTATGTAATATAGTTAGAATGCCGGAGGGCGCATACTCGGTGTTCTCTGAGGTCGAGTCTATGAACCGCGAAGAAATACTGAAAACGTTAGCGTCGATGGGAATGGATGTCTCATCGCTCACGGACGTTGTGCCCGATCAGGCACTTATGGAGATACTGCGGGTAGTGGACTCTCTCAAGGAGCAAGCCGAAGACTCTTCGCGCGAAGAGTCCATTGACGAAAAGGAGCAAGGAGATGACGAAACGCCTCCTGTAGATGAAGAACAATCTTCCAATGACACCGAGGGCGACATGGGCCAAGATGAAGACCGCGACGACGAGATGATGGCCGACGATGAGGAAATGGATAAGGAGGAGCAGTCCGGCGAGGAAGAGTACGAGGACTGGCCGGAACCCAAGGACGATGAAGAGAAAGAGAAGTACAAGGAGAAGGCAAGGAAGTATTACGAACACGCCAAGAAGCACTACGAAAAATACTGGGGGAAGGAGTGCGACAAGATGACTGAAGCCGATATGGGCGCTCTTGCGAACCGCGTGGTATCGATTATCCGCAAAGATGCCAAGAGCGAGCTGGCTACTCTCAAGAAGTTCGCAGAGGAGGCGCATACGCAGAATAAGCGCTCGAGCGTTGACGCCTTCATTGACGCTAATCTGAAGGCTGGAAAGATCCTCCCCGCTGAGATTGACGAGGCCAATCCCGGCAATCTACGCGACCGCCTCTATCGCGCCGATGCCAAACGAGTCGTTGCGAAATTCTCTGAGAACGGAAAGAACATCGAGTTCACGGAACTGGACCTGCAAATGCGCGAGATCGAGTCGCGGCCTGCGGCAAAGTTCTCCGAACGTTTTCGCGCTAGCAAGGCAGGAGTTCACCAAACAGAGGATCAGGACGAGGTCAAGATCAAGGGGCATTACGAGTTGTACTCAGAGCAGTACAAGAAGCTCGGTGTCTCGTGCGACAGCCTCGTGAAGGGATTTGCGGCCCAGAAGAAACTTGTGCCCACCACTACGATTGATGACTATTTGAACAACTAAGGAGGCTCTTGTGGCAGATCTGACTACTCAGGGTCAAACGCACTTTACCCCCTTTGACGGGTCGAATCTCACGAAGCGCCCACTTGCTTCGACTGCTGCGACATATTACGTTGGGCAGATGGTGAGCTTCAATTCGTCGGGGTTTATCATCAATGCTGGCGACACTGCTTCGACACTGTTCGCCGGCGTCGTAGACTCCAAGGAACTTCCTTTCGGCAAGCTGGTTGTGCCCTCTGGCGGGTCCAATGGCGACTACTCCTTGTGGGTCCGTCGCCCTCGCTATTTCCGCATGAAGACCGCGACCATTGTTCAGGCCGATGTCGGCAAGCTCGCAACGATCGTGGACAACCAAACGGTTGCTCTTGCGGCAACCACGACCAATGATATTGCTGCCGGGCGAATCAATGCCATCATCTCCGCAACCGAGGTGGAGCTTGAGATTTTGCCTGTTGGACAAAACGCCTAATTCATAAAGGAACCACACGCGCCTAGCCTAGCTAGCGAAACATCGATTTCCCGATCGATCCGGCGCGTGCAACAACGGGGAAGGCATCTTAGGGAGGTGCAACGGTGACCATGAGATGGCCGCAAGTGTTGATCAAGCCGTAAGCCTCTTCACGACGGCGCTCAAACTGGAGTTCCTCCAGGCCTATGAAGCTGCCTCAACCCCCATCCAATTCGAGAAGTTCACGACGGTCGTTCCCTCGACGACCACCATTGAACACCATCCCTTTATGGGACCGCCGCCAGGCATGAGCGTGTTCACGGGGCATCGTTACTACGCGCAAATCGCCGCAAAGCTCTACAGCGTCAAGAACGAAACCTTCTCGAATGCCTTCCAGGTGCCTCTTGACCATATCCTGGATGATCAGACGGGCGGGTATAAAATCAAGGCGCGTGAACTGGCAGAACTCGCCAAGGTGTACCAGTCCATCCGCATCTCGCAAAAGCTAGGGACGGCAAAGGTGGATTTGTGTTACGATGATAGCCCTTTCATTGGTGACACCCACAACCTAGGGACCGTTGACAACCTGCTCACCTTCAATGCCGCCTCCAACGACACCTTGACCTACAAGCTGTTTGCACTCTATTTCGGCAGTACGCTCAAGCCCATGGGGTGGCAGCATCGCGAAGGGCCGGACTTCCAATCGAATGCCGGCGACTTCAAGTCGATGGAAGAAAGACTGGTCAAGTATTTCTGCACCATGAGAGGAGAGGCGTTCTATGGCTACCCTTGGAACGCGGTCGAGGTGGACATCACCGATACGCCGAATCTCACAGAAATGCATACGATTTTCCAGAACATCGAAACGGCGTTTCGTGGCTTTGTTCTGCCGAAGTCGCTCGCCACGGACGATGGACAGTATCCACACGCTTTCACCGTGTTCTCGTCCGCCAATCTCATGCTGGTGGGATCGGTTGGACTAGCGGCGCTACTGCGGCAGGCGCTCAACCTGGAGTTCACGCCGATTGGTGGCACCACCATTACCGGCGCTAACTCGAACCCATTCCGTGGTTGGGCGGATTGGACTGTCTCGCCATACATCTAAGAGGACGGTATGCCGTTTATCACGGACGCGGAACTGATGGATGCCCTCGCCACTGAGTTGAAGATTGACCCCTCCAATCTCAGCCCGGAGCATATCCGTGCCGTGAAGCCGTCCAACAATAAGGCGTACTGGGACATCGTGGATCATCTGATGAGGAGAGGGTTCCTCAAGGAGAGGATTGACCTGTGGGACCGTGGTGCGGAGTTCCAGCGCGACCTGGGCTGCTTCTATGCTCTTGCTCAGCTAGGCGTCTATGGAGGGTATGATCCGGAAACCATGAAGTATCTCGATCGGCGCAAAGAGCTTAACCACGTGCTGATCAGCGTCGCAGGAAAGTGGGAGAAGCCCACAGAGAATGAGGCCGGGCTTGTGACAACGGCGGGGCCATCCATTGAGGCGGGCATCTTCAATTGGCCTCCACCCAACGGAGCGCCGGGGCAAGGGGAGTACATTGACTGGTGAGTACGTATTGGGATGTACTGAATCAAGTGAAGTTAGCGCTGTGCGAAGTGCCGCTCTTTCAGGAGTGCAATGTCAAGTTCGCGATACGCAAACGGCCAGCGCTCGTGCCCTTGCAAGACTCTTATCCTCAGTGTGTTATCAGCCCGCGCGCCGAACTGGATGAGACATTAGAGGGCCGAACATCAGAGAGTCAATGGATTGGCTATCCCGTGTATATAGGATTGTTTACCGACGCTCGATGGGATGAGAAAACTCTCCGGTTTCGCCTTGATGCTCGCGAAGCCATTCGGCAATTGCTTATACCGCCCAAAAGCATGCGAACGTCAAGCAACGGCATCTGGAATGTGTCGTACACGGCATCTCCGAGCATTAGCTTTGGGGATGGACCCGCTGCCCCGGAAGTGGATTACTCTTGGCAATTGTTCGTGTTTATTGATAGTCAACCGAAACCCTTTAGGTGATTCCATGGCGGCTTTGACAACTCTAAATATGACCTTCACACCGTCACGGATTATCCAGGCGCTTTTGTCGCGCGGATCTACGGACTACAAGAATATTGACGGTGGTTCAACCGTTTCGCAGCCAGTTATCAGCTTAATGAACACATCGGCTGGTGTGGCCGTCGCTAACACGGCGGCAAACGGCGCGGATCAATGCCTATCGGCGATCTTTCCCATTACGGCGTCCGGGACCACAACGATTGATTTAACGTCCTTCACGGACTGCGTTGGACGGACAGCGCAATCGTTCGCACGAGTCAAGTTCCTTTTCTTTCGCAACGTCTCTTTGGCTCAAGATCCCACTTATGGCGGCAGCGCTTCGCAAGTGACGATTGGTGCCGCCGGGTCCAATCCTTTTGTTATGAACCTGGGCGGCACGACTCCAACCAAGATTGTTAAATTGGGCGAGTTCGACGCCTGGGGAACGAATGGCGCAACGGGATATACCGTGAGCGGAACCAACAAAAACATCTTGATCACTAACAATGATGCAACGAACGCCGCTTCGGTCGAAGTGGTCGTCATCGGTGGCACAACCTAAAGGAGTCAATCATGCCGCAACGTGCAGGATGGGAATTCCAGATCGACGTCAATGGCGTCGCTTTTGTAGCAAAGCGCTATCAGATTAAAGCAGAGTCGCCTCTTCTCGATTGCTCAAACTCCGAGGGCAAGCCCGGTAAACCCGGAGGAGCGCTCGCCCCCGGATTTGCTGGATCACTCCGCAATCTCAGGCGTGCGACTGTTTCCGTTGGTGTCGCAACCTATGACGATGATGTCAACTATTTCGCGCCACCTTTGTCTCTGCGTGAGGCAAATTACCTCTCGAATGTCAAAGTCTACCCTGGTGGTAGATCCGGTGCGCGAATACACAGCATTGACAGTCTTCTAATTACAGCCGTAACCCTCGAAGGAACGGTTGGCCAAGAGCAACCCGTCAGCTTTGAAGGCGTTTCGGATGGGAATTACAATCTCACGTAAGGAGTGCTATGTCGTCATCTGCCGCTCTTCTCAGTTTGCCCGTGGAATTCACGCTCGGCGAAAGGACAGTTCGCATTGCGCCGCGCGATTTTGAGATCGAGGCTTTGTTTTCACGAGCAGTCGAAGATGAAGCCATGCGCGCTATTACTCGGCACTCGGGCGAACAAGGCGCTGTCGGATTGGCGGAATACACGGCCCTTCTGGATGGATGGCGGCGGGACTGCGCCACGGCGCTCTATGAGTGGGGGGAGTGGCACTGTTGGCGAGCCCTAGCAGCCACGAAATGGCAAAAGAAACTAGCCGCTATTCAAATCATGAAAGGCACGCCAACTCATTTGATCGACGCGGAAGATTTTGTAGAGCGTATCTGGGATGACCCGCAAAAACTAAAAGCCTTCCAAGATGCGCAGGCGCAGGCGGATCAAGACCCAAACCGACCGAAGCCCTGGCGGATGACGGCTCCCCAGGGCTGAAACTTGTGACCGTCTTCGCCATGCTAGAGGAGCGTGGCTACCGTCGCGATCAGATCAAAAATCTGACGCGATCCTATGTTCGCATGGTCCTAATGCATCCTCGAGACGAGAAGGGGGCGCTAGATGTTAACGCCTACCAGGAGGTCAAGGAAGAAGAGCCAGTGCAAGACGTCATTCGTCGCAAACTGTACAAGCAAAAGTTCCCCCGGCATTTGATGAGCGAGAGAATCCGCGAGTGGGTTGTACTCAAGGCAAGAATCGAGGCGTCGTGGAGGCGGAATTAAGTGGATTTGAGTGCGAACGAGATTGGTGTTCTTTCTGAGCGACTTGCGGATGTCGAGGAGCAGCTATCGCGAATCGCACAATCGCGTGCGGCAGATGCATTGCGCGACGCAAATCAAGCAACGGATTGGTTTCTAGAAAAGCTGCGATCTCTGCGAGACTCGCTTCGAGATAAACTTGGCGAGGCAAGTGCCAAGGCAGAGCCATTCGTGGCCTATGCGGGCGCACCCCCTGTGCAGTCGGGAAACGTTCCACCACTCTCTCGATCGCCTGAACGTGCTGCCGAACTACTCATGCGCGCCGCGACTGCTCTTCAGCGAAGCGCAGATACTATGCAAGGCAAGGCGGATCGAGAGAGTTTAGAGCAAGAGAAGAAAGAGCCGGCAGCTAAGGATGGACGGGCGCAGGCAGGCTGGAGTGCGGCGGTCAGTCTCGCAGCCGGGATTGGTGTCACTGGTGCCGTTGCAAGCGCTGACCCATTCTCCGCTTTCCCGACCTTCCGCGCGTCGATGGAATTGTTGGCAGCCGAAATCGGTCAACGCTTTATTCCTATTATGGAGGCGCTATCAGCAGCAGCGCAGAAGACGGTCAAGTTTTTGGAGCGACTTAGCCCCGCGTGGAACGATGTCATTACAGCTGTAGGTGCAACCGCGATTGGCATTGGTGCGCTTGCGCTGGCCATCAAGACTGGGACTGGAGTTTACACGGTCGCGACGGGGTTCGTAAGCCTCTTCCGGGGGTCAATTGCGACTGCAACTGTGGCAAAAGGTGCTGAAACGATTGCTGTAAACGCAGCGACGGCATCGATGGGTTCAATGACAATTGCGGCGGATGCAGCCGCCATTGCACTTTGGGGCGTCGCGGGCGCTTCGGCAGCGAAGGGCGTGGCAACAGGCGCAGGCGCGGCAGCTAAGGGAGTGGCGACAGGTGCCGGTGCAGGCGCAGCCGGTGCAGCCGGTGCAGCAGGAGGTGCAGCAGCGACGGCCGCAACGATCACTGGCATTGTGCTTTCGGCGCTAGCCCTTGGTGCGGGACTCGGACGGAATATCCGCACACGCAAGGAAATGGGAGAGTGGCTAACGCCGGCGCAGCTGAAAGAAAAGTACGGCGAAGAAGCGGTCAAAAAGTCGTACCTCAAGGGGTTGGAAGAGCAACTAAAAATGAACGAGGAGCATGCCAAGAAAACGGGCAAGCCGATGGATGCCAAGAAAAGAGAGTTCTACGAGACGGAGATCGCGGGGGCAAAAGAGGCGCTCAAAACCGATGAAGAGAAAAAAAAAGACATCATGCGCGACTATCGCGGACCAGAACCCGTGGTATCCGATTTCGTTTCTTACAATCGCCGATTCACTGCGTCAGCGCTGAAAAGCTCTGAGCTTCGCGACGAGATTTTGAAGAAACAATTGGAGCATCTGGAGAAGTCAAATCAACTATTGAAAGAGATCGCAGAGACAGCGAAAACGCCAGCTGCACGACCATGGAGATATTAAATGGCTATTTGGCGTGGCTGGGAATTCTGGGATGACACACCATTCCAGGGCGGTGGCGGGCCGATGTTTCAGTTCGCCGACGATGCATCGCGAATTGAGCGCCCTATTCAATTTCGGAACTGGCAATTGCTGCCTTACTTTGTTCGCGATATGCTCGGCGATGTGTACTCTCTTTTCGGGCGCATCTACCGATTAACGCCACACCATTACGATCTTTTCTTGACCCCGGACGGCCAAAGGCCCTGGCTATACGCCAAAGCTATTCAACGCCTAGAGGGTAAATCGCCAACGCCAGGACTTCAATTTTTGAATGCAGGTCCGTTCTTCGATATGGCCTTGTTGCGCGTGACTTACGTTGACTTGACGTATGAGGTATTGGAAGATTTTGATTACAAGATGATCTTTGTCCCGGAATCGGGACAAGCCAATCCTCTCGCCGGGGGGCATGACGAAGCAACCTTGGCGAGATATGTCACTCGAATCCCACGGCCATTAGGACATGTGGTATCTTTGCCTCGCGCTTTGCCCCGTTGGGTTCTAGAGGACGGCGATAAGGGTTACACTGTGTCTCCGCAGACACCCGGCCCCGCCCTCTTTGAGGGCGTTGGCAAGGTCGAGCCAGGGATGACGCTGGAATATATTTGGCACATGATCCCCCGTAACAACATCCCCTGGACGGCGATCCGCAATTGCATGGGCAAGCTCAATATGTTTTCGTTTGACTCCGGGTTGTGGCCTAAAGGCACTCTTTTAATGGAGCCACCAGAGATCATGCCTGTCACTTCACCAACAGGCCGGCGCACTGCGAATATCAAGTATCGTTTCCAATATGTCGCGCGGATCAACAACGCTGGGGAAGAGAAGGGTTGGAATTACCAATTGCGCGTAACACCCAGAGCATCCGGATCGGATATTTTAGACTACCGCGCGATTACAATGTCAGGATTGTCGACCGGCGATCCGACGCACAAGTTTGCAGACTTCGCCTACCTTTTCCGTTCTGAGGGCGGGCCATGAACGTTTGGGGCAGTCCTGAATATCGACCTGGTGAAATCATAGACGCAGAGGAGCAAAGGCGCGTCGATGAAAAGGCGGAATCGGCCTATTCACTTTCTAGTGTGATTGATTTGCACGGGTCTAATACCTTCGCTTCCCGTGTTGGATTGATTCAGCATCGTTGGGGAGCGGTGTCCTTGCGCGCGCAAGTGCTATCCGGCAGTACGTCCGATCCTGCGAACAATAAGTACGCTTGGTTTGAGGTCATCCGTTCTGCTGACGGCACCGTGTGGGTGGACGCAGACAATGGCCATGAGGGAACCAAGGATAATATGCCCTTGCGCGCGGTTGGCGGAGCGCGTGATCTGCTCTTTGGCGAAACGTATTTGGCTTATCTGCACGAATCAGGCGAGTATTACATCACCGATCCAACAACCTCTGTACAAATGGCCGAGGTGACAAGTTCATCTACGAATAGCAACGGCAACTGGCCCGCTAAGTTGGCTTTCTGGGATCAAAAGGCTTCCAGTGGTAGTGGGGCGTGGGTCTATGGATTTACGATGTCCCTGAAAGCGCCCAATGGAGAAACGCTAGAAAATGGCAAACGCTATCAGGCCATTTACGAATCGGACGCATTGGATGGTACGCAGGTATGGTGCAGCGATCGACAGGGGGCGGGAGGAGGAATATCAGGGATCAGGGTTGCGGAAAGCATCAGTGTCTGGGCTGACCCTCCCGGATTGCTCGACAAGACAGGCATAACAGAGATTTATCCTGCCTATTATGCTCCAGAGTTGGATCGCTCCGGATTGTATTTAGCCGATTCGGGCGGATCTACTGTGGTTCTTGGCTTGCACAACGCGACACCTACGGTGAGCGGAACTGTGAATACCACAGTTCAATCCTTTGGGGGCGATAAGTATTTTCACGGCCTCGTTTGGGTGGGCGGCGATTCCGCCCCTTATTTCTACATGGGGAACAATAATGATGTCACCACCGGAAGATGGATCTATCGGCAAGCGATAGCGAATATCAACGCTGCGAATGAATCTCCAAAGTTCTCGGCCAAGATTCAAAGATCGGGAGTCGGCAACGACTTTGGAGAGATCAGTTTTCAGAGGTTTCTTGCAGGTGTTAACACCTACTATGATTTCAGTATTTTGGGTGAACAGGGCACGGGCAACGCCACCAATGTACAACTCGACGTGAGATTAGGCGGTGGCACAACAAGCACTCCCGATGCGTTCATCAACCTGAACAAAACAAGTACAGCTTCACTGAAGTTAGGCTTTACCTATCTGAACTCGTTTCTTCCATACAGGATATTCGCGAATTTGAGTGACTCGTTCGGCAGTTTCGTTGGGTTTGATGGCACAGTTCCTGGAAGACCAATCTGTAAAGCTGGTTGGGTGATTGGCACAACGGGAGTCGTCGGCACTACAGCACAGCTAGGCTAATGAGCGAAACAGGCGATCTACGACGCGGCAACGGCAGACGAGGGGCAAGCCTCGCGGCGCTTGAGCGTGCGCCCTCGCTCCCCGTGTGGCCGCAATGTCGTCGTCGCATCATCAGAACCAAGCGCTATGCCCCCGGAGCCGTCAAGGGATTGAACTTCGTCGAGGGACTATATCAACACGGTGTCCACGAAGCCGTCATGCTCGTGGATACCGATGGATCGCTCGCCTACTTGTTGGGCGCGAATACAACAATACCCGCAGGCAATACACTGACCTCGACCAGCGAGACGGCGTTTGCCTCTACCGTGGTGATTCCCGCGAACTCGGTTGCCGTGGGCGACTACATCAAGTGGCAGGTATCGGGCACGTACGGCGGAACAGTAGTCCCTAGTTACCGAAGCAAGTTCAAGATCGGCTCAACCACAGCACTGGATACGCAAGACTTTTCGAGCTTAGTGACGGGAAGCAATCTTGGATGGAGAGGCGAAGTTCGTGGTACAATCACAGCGATAGGTGCGTCAGGGACGATCGAGGTGGAAGGGATGATGTTCTTCGCGACCAGCGCTACAGCTTCTCTCGCTATCTTTCTCGCTGGCGCATCGGTTAGTATTGATTGGACGCAGGAGCAAGCCTGCACACTTACCTCCGACTGGGGCGCAGGTGGAACAGGGCAGACTATTACGCTTCGATCATTTAGTGGCGTGAAGTTTGGCACCAGCAAGCGAAGTGTTGCGAATTCGACAGGAACGTTTGTGGAAGATCCGGGTGGAACGTAGTTTTAATCCTAACAAGGAGTCTCACCAATGGCGGGCAATCGATTTCGAGCGGTGCAAACCGCAATCACAACGGGGACCGCAGTCAAGACATTGATGCAAATTGTCGCGGCGACGAATCACAAAGTTCGTCTCGACGAAATCAGTATCAGCTTTAACGGTGTCTCGAACACAGCGGAGCCTATTCGCGTTCGCATTCTCCGTCAGACCACTGCAGGCACCATGACCGCCTTGACGCTGGTCAAAGATCCTGACGATTGGTCGGAAACCATCCAGACGACGGCGCAGCACACGGCGACAGCGGAACCTACCGCGTCCGATGTCCTTATGGCGGAGTACGTGCATCCGCAGCAGGGATACACTTGGCAAGCGCCAACCGGTCGCGAAATCTACATCGGTGGTGGTGATCGCATCGGCATCGAGGTGCTTGCCGTGGCAAGCGTCTCGGCCAATGTTCGCGTCGCTGGCGAAGAGTAACTAAAGCCCCAGGTGGCAAGGCGAGGGGCGATGGGGCGTGTGTCTGCCTCGAGTCAGACTCCTTGGGAGAGGAACCATCGCTCCTCACCTTGCCGCATTAACACCTATGGCCACACGCTTCTACTTCAGTTCCTCTCAGGTGCCAGAGCTACAACCAGGCTTTGCGGCCTGGTCGCGCACACTCGATGCCGTTCGGCGGCGCATGTATCCGACCAAGGATGGCTCGACCATGTCCACGGTGCAATGCTGGTCATCATCAAACCCCACAGCAAACCAGACTGCCTTAGCCGCGCAATTTCACTCCGAGCCATTGACGATCGGCACGAGCTTCGCCACGACGGATACCGTCAAGTGCCAAGTTCGTTGCCAGGAGTCTGCCGCTAATGACAACATCAACCGCGCGCCCATTTGTATTAAGGTCTACAACGGGACGACACTGCAAGCAACCCTTCTGGCACTTGGCCATGTGGGACCGAATACAACCGAGTGGCCGACCTCGCTGACCAACAAGCGCTTGGCTGATGGCGACACGCTGGCGGTCAACTACACGACCGTGGCGGGCGATTACCTTGTCCTGGAAATCGGCGGACAAGTAGACGCGACGGGCGGAACAACCGTGACAGGAACCATGTCGATCGGCGCAAACTCGGGCACCGATCTCGGCGAGAACGAGACAGACACAAGCGCCTTCAACCCCTGGCTGGAGTTCTCGAACACGTTCACGATTGCGCCCGCAGTGCAAGAGATTCTGACATTCGCGCGTGCGCGAAGCAACGCGTCCTTCTACTAGGAGCGAGCCATGGCTCAGCAGTATCTGATTGGCAACGGTCCGATGCAGACGACGGCGGCATTCGCGGCAGTCACCACTGGTGCGGCCATCAAGACGATGCTCCAGATCAAGCCCGGAGCAACCGTCGTCGCCAAGATTATCGAGTGGGGCATCTCCTTTGACGCCTTCACCCCCGCAACGCCCATCAAGGTGGAGTTGATCGAGACAGATGTTGCCGCAACGGTGACGGCGACCGCCGCCGCCGATATTACCAAACTCAACGGCGATGCCTTGATGGGAGGTGATCCGACAACGGCTCTCATCGCGGTCGGCACTACATCGACGGGTTACACGGCGACCGCCGAAGGAACCATCACTGCTGTGAGAAACCTGGATGGCCCGCAGTTTATCACGAATACGGCAAGCCCTTTTCGCGTAGCCTTTTCACTAGGGCAGGAGCCGATCATCCAGGCTGGTAAGTTCGGTCGCATCCGTGTGACAGCAGGATCCGCCGTTAACTGTTATTGCTGGGTCAAGCTCGAAGTCTAAAGGTGAATCATGGCGCGGCGAGGACGTCGGAGCAAGCTGACGCCGATTCTTCTTCAGCCTCTGCCGGCAATCGTTTCGGCAGGTCTACCGCCTCGTCGCACCGCCTCTCTCGTTGAAGATCCTCCCTTTTCTGGCCGCGTCCGCCGTGGCAAACTTCTAGCTCCTCCGGCAAGCAACGCGCTTTTAACCAATCTCACGAGCTACTGGAAGCTCGATGAGACATCGGGCACGCGAGCCGACTCGCATGGCAGCAATCCTCTCTCCGAAGTCGGCGTGGTCGGCGGGGCCACAGGTATCCTCAACGGCGCGGCTTCCTACGCAGCGGATGCCGCCAACTATCTGGCGCACAGCGACAACGCCGAGCTTTCCGCCGGTGACCGCGACTTTACGATTCAAACTTGGGTCTACCTCAACAGCAAGGCCGCCACCCAAGGCATCATCTGCAAGTTTGGCTCTAACTCCGCCGATCGTGAATTCGCCCTTATCTATGACTCTTCCGCCGATCGTTTCGCCTGGTACTGCCAAGGCTCTGGCGGTCTAACGGGGGTCAACGCCGACAACCTTGGCTCGCCTTCAACCGGGCAATGGTATTTGT